TAGACGAACCTTACAGTTCGCCGGTCAAGTTTTATGCCGCTTACACCGCCAAATACTACGAACAGTCATTTGGGGAAGCCGAGATTTATCTTGGTCAATACAAACAGCAAGTTCAAGCGGTTCAGGCATCGGTCTACACTCGGAGGATGCCTGACCCGTACTCTCAAGCGTACTAAGTCATGGCTGCTGCTGAACAAAAAAAGTCGTATGAAGTGGTTAAGAATTTTCGTGGAGTCAACACGAAAGCTAACCGCACGGCTATTGGCGATGACGAATTCTTCTGGCTTGAGAACGCGATGCCAGTTGGTTACGCCAACCTCAAGATTACGCCAACGTATCAAGCAGTCGGTTCTGTCACGTTTGCGAACGACGTAACTGGCTTTTTCTCTGCAAATATCGGCATTAAAGACTATTTATTAGCTTTTCAGGCCGATGGCAGTTGCGAATACGTTGACCTGACGAATAACACCAAGTATTCGTTAGCTGCTGCTGGCACATTTTCAGGCAGCGGTATCAATGTAAGCCAATGGAAGAATGAGCGTGTTCTAATCATTGACCCATCTAAAGGTTACTTTACTTGGGATGGGATTGACTTAATTACTATTGGTGCTGTTGGTTTTATTGGCATTGCCAATGCTGGCAGCGGATACATTAGCGCACCAGCGGTGATTATTTCTGCACCGAACCAAGCTAATGGCGTTCAGGCCACAGCATTTGCAACGGTTACAGCAAATACCGTTTCTTCTATCACGATTACAGAAGCTGGCACTGGCTATACGTCTGCCCCGACGGTGACGTTGACAGGTGGCGGTGGCAACAATGCTTCTGCGATAGCAAGTATTACAACTTTTGCTAAAGGCACGGTATCCGTTTTAGTCACGAACGGTGGCACGGGTTACACCAATTCAGCAAATACGGTTGTCACGATTACGGGTGGTGGCGGTTCTAACGCGACAGGTCAGGCGGTTGTCAGCGGAGGCATAGTGACGCAAGTCATCATGACCAATGTTGGAACAGGCTACACAAATTCGTCAAACATTTCGGTATCTATTACTGGCGGTGGTGGTTCTAACGCTACAGCCAAAGCCATCATCAACAAGGATGACAATGTTGCTGTTCAGTCATTCTCTGGTCGTGTTTGGATAGCCAATGGACGAACCGTCTTTTATTCTGTTGCTGGCTCTTATAGTGATTTTGTATCTATTTCTGCCGGTGCTGTTGTCTTAACGGACGCGACCTTACACGGCAACATTGTTCAACTGTTGTCAGCCAATAACTTTTTGTACATCTTTGGCGATGACAGCATCAACGTCTTTTCCGACGTTAGGGTATCGAATCTAGGAACAACACTTTTTACGAACACAAACGTCAGTGCATCGGTGGGAACTAAGTTGGCTTACGCCATTTTCCCGTACTTCCGTTCTGTGTTGTTCATGAATGATTATGGTGTCTATGCGCTTGTTGGTTCTACGACATCAAAAATTTCTGACCCTTTAGACGGCATATTTACCAATATTGATTTTACTACCAGCAATGTTACTTCTGGTCAGGTGCTTCTAAACAACATTCTGTGTGCTGCTTTTAACTTTAAGTACACGGGAGGCTTGGGTGTATCGGGTGACGATAGATACATACAAGCAATTTTCTTTGAGAAGAAATGGTTTTTTACAAGTGCGACCAACGACCTAAAGCATATTGTGTCTGTGCCGGTAGACGGAAGGATTACGCTGTACGGAACAAATGGGAACTCTTGCATCAGGCTGTACGCCAACTCGACGGCAGACATCAGCAGTTATGTTCAGACTTCTCTGAACCCGATGAAAGACCCAATTCGCACAAAACAAGCGCTAAAGATTGGCATTGAGGCAACACTTACTAATGCTTCAACTATTTCTGTGACCGTTGATTCTGAACAAGGTCAGAGTCCTGTCGTGGCGCTTGGTCAAGAAGCAACTTGGATTAACAATTTTTCTATTGTGATTCCTTGGGTCAACAATAGCTCTACACAAATTGGTTGGTTTGCAAGTTCTTCTGGTTACACGCTGTATAAGACTGACGCAAAGCAGTATGGCAAATATCTTGGGATGACCGTTATATCAGCCAGTCCGGGCATCGTTTATAACGGTTTTGAGTATGAACATGAATTGAGAGTGAGGTTCTAAATGCCAGTACCTAATACATTTGCTACGGCAACAACTGCTATTCCGTTGTCGCAGCTAGACGCAAATTTTGCAACGACCATAAACATTGGTAACTCAGCCATTCAGCTTGGCAATACTGTCACGCAATTAAGCAATCTGACCGTATCGAATGTCACGGTAGCTAATGCGGTTGTCGATAGCGTCAATGTTGTTGGCTTTATGGGCGTTCCCCAAAATAGCCAAAATGGTAACTACAACATTGTGCTTGGTGATGCGGGTAAACATATTTATCACCCGACGGCTCAAGCGGCTGCAACGTACACCATTCCGGCTAACTCGAATGTCGGATTTACGACAGGTACAGCCATCACGATTGTGAACGGTTCGGCAAACAATGTGACGGTTGCGATTACAACTGACACCATGTATTTGTCATCAAACGGTGCGACTGGTAGCCGGACAATCTCGCAATGGGGTATGGCTACCGCTGTTAAAGTGACATCGAATGTGTGGGTTATTTCAGGGTCGAATATCACATGACAGGCATTGTTCAAACACTTATTGGTGGTTTCGGGGCTGCGGCTGCGGCAGTCACCGATGCCTATTTTTATTTGACAACACTGCTGTTGCCGGGAAACGGCACGAACGGAGCGCAGAACAACACGTTCCTAGACAGCTCGACCAACAACTTCACCATTACCCGTAACGGCAACACGACGCAGGGTACGTTCTCGCCGTTTAGTCAGACTGGGTGGAGTAACTACTTTGATGGCACAGATGATTATTTGTCTGTGGCTGACAATGCTGTACTCCGTCCCGGAGCGGGGGCTTTTACATTAGAGGCGTGGATTTATCGGGGTGCTTCTGGTGCTGCTCACACTATTTATGCAAAAGGCGGTGCATCAACTGGAATTGTGTTCCAAGTTACGTCCGGGAACGTGCTGCGGTTTACGCATACGACCACAAACATTGACTCAACTGGGACTGTATCTGCGGACACATGGACGCACGTTGCTGTGGTTAGAGAAGGAACAGGAACAAACCAAACCAAGCTCTACATCAATGGAACTCAAGATGGGCAAGGAACTGTCAGCACAGACTTTACGCAAACTGAAGAAGTAAGGATTGGTACTAACAGAGGTGCTACAGAAGATTTTAATGGATACATTTCAAACCTGCGTTTTACTAAAGGCGCAGCGTTATACACAGGTAACTTTACGCCTAGCACATCGCCATTAACGACTACCAGTCAAGGCGCGTCTGCAACAGACGTTGAATTGCTTACTTGCCAAAGTAATCGCTTCGTTGACAACAGCAGCAATGGGTTTTCAATTACGGTCAACAATAACGCGTCCGTCCAAGCCTTCAGCCCGTTCGCGCCTACTGCTGAGTATAGCGCGGCTACAGTAGGTGGTAGTGGGTACTTTGATGGGACGGGAGATAGTTTAAGTGTTGCAGACAATTCGGCGTTTGATTTGTCAGGAAGCACAAGTTGGTGTATTGAAACGTGGGCGTATTACAATACTTTATCTGGCGAGCAAAACATTGTAGAGAAGTTTACGACCCCAAGTGGCCCCGGATGGACGTTATACAAACTTGCGCCGAACAATATTAATGGAACCCTTGAGATATACGGCGGTACTTCTTCGTTTAATTCTGCGCATACTCCTGTCGCTGGTCAATGGATACACATCGTATGTTGCCGCGATGACCCATCAGGTAGAACTTCGTGGTTTATTAATGGCTCACGCACCGCTACAACAACGTCGTTTTCAATCGCATCAAACGCTTCAACTCCGTTACTTGTTGGCGCTAGAGTTGGAGGGTCTAATAATCACAACGGATATTTGTGTGGAACGAGGGTAATTAAAGGTTCATCTGAATATGACCCATCGCAGACTACTATTACTGTTCCAAATTCACCACCAACAAATATAACAAACACATCGCTACTACTCAATTACACCAACGCTGGCATCACAGACGCTACAGCCAAGAACGACCTTGAAACTGTAGGTAACGCGCAGATAAGCACAGCGCAGAGTAAGTTCGGCGGGTCGAGTATGTACTTCGATGGGACTGGGGATTGGCTTATTGCCCCGAGTAGTCAGAACTTCAATATGGGAACTGGTAACTGGACGGTCGAATGTTGGGTTTATCCAAGCTCAACTGCGACCAGAGGTCTGTTTCAGATTACAACTGGACATTTAAATTCTGTAGCTACCGGAATCGGGGTTGGAGTAAGCGCGGCCACAGGAAATCCTTGGCGTGTTTATCACGGAACAACAGCAACAGACACATCCACGAATGTTACAACAGGCTCTTGGCAACATATTGCCTTCGTTAGAAACGGGTCAGCAATCAATCTGTATTTAAATGGAACATCTATTTATTCAGCAACTGATTCATCTGATTTGTCTAGCTATACGTTTCTAACAGTCGGTGCTTGGTTTAGTTCTTCCTTTCCTTGGTTGGGCTACATTGACGATTTCCGCATCACTAAAGGCTATGCAAGATATACAGCTAATTTTACTGCTCCAACCACTGCCTTCCCTCTGCAATAAGGACTGACCATGCTCTACTCTAAAAACGGTTCTATCCCAAAGCCAGAGACAGACGGCACAGACGGATGGATTGAAGTGCCTGACGAGCCTGTTGCACCTGAAGGCAAAGAGGTTGTTTGGTGGTATCCACCGGGATGGGTGATTCGTGACCCTAAACCTGCTGACGAGGACGGCTACAAGTGGAGCTGGTCACAGTCTAATGTGGAGTGGGTCAAGTACGCACTGCCGGAGACTGTAGTTGAGGTTGCGCCAATAGTTTCTGCTGATATTAGCTCACTAAGCAGTGGCGACATTTCGGCGCTAACAACGTCACAAATTTCTGCTTTGTAAGGGGCGGTTATGGGATTAAATGCTTTTCAAAAGATGGGCAACACGGTCACATTTATTGCTGACACAACTGCCCCGACCCCGGTTCAGGCTTCATCGGGAACCAACAATGGCAACCAATACCGTGTCATCAATACTGGCACGATAACGGTATTTATGGGCTATGGGATGACGGCAGCGGAGGCGACAAACAACGCAGCCATTGTTACTAGCTCTGGCCCTGCGTTTCCCATTTTGCCGAATACGGATGAGATTTTGACATTTGTGCCGAATGCTTACTTTACCGGAACAACGTCGAGTGGCGTGGCAACGATATACATCACACCGGGAGACGGGTTATAAGCCGTCATAGGAGTTAAAAATGCTAAAAGTAGCTGGCGGTGTAGGGGGTGGAGGTAATGCGTCAGGCACAGTAACCCAAGTCAATACGGGTACTGGACTGACCGGTGGCCCGATTACGACCAGCGGAACGATTCGCCTTGCAAACACGACAGTGACTGCCGGAACTTACGGTAGCAATGTTGTTGTTCCGCAAATTGTTATTGATGCTCAAGGTCGCATTACTTCTGCAAGCAATGTCACGATTGATGTTGGCGGCAATGGCACGGTAACGCAGGTCAACACCGGAACCGGCTTAACAGGTGGTCCTGTTACGTCAACCGGCACTATTAGCATAGCCAATACAACGGTTACGGCAGACTCTTATGGTTCTGCTAACACCGTAGCTACGTTTACTGTTAATCAGCAAGGTCAACTGACGGCGGCTGGCAATGCCGCTATCAATATTGCGGTAGCCAATGTTTCTGGCGCGGTTCCAAACACGGTCAATGTATTAGCTGCCGGTTTATTGACAGGTGGCGGGGCTTTGACAGGCAATGTGACGGTTTCTCTGACCGATGTGCCGATTGCTAACGTGACCGGCGGTGTAGCGAATACGGTCAGCGTATTGGCTGGCACAGGATTGACGGGCGGTGGCAACCTATCAAGCAACGTGACGCTGACACTAGCCAATACAGCGGTGGCTGCTGGCAACTACGGCACGGCTTCCTCGGTAGGGCAGTTTACGGTTGACGCACAGGGCAGACTCACAAGTGCTGCCAATGTAGCGATTGACATTGCTGTTGCTAATGTGTCGGGGGCTGTCGTAAATACGACAACGATTACCGCTGGCACGGGGCTAACTGGCGGTGGAAATCTGGCAAGTAATGTCACTATTAGTCTTGCCAATACGACAGCAAATGCAGGAACCTACGGTAGCAATACACAGGTAGCGCAGATTACGGTGGACGCGCAGGGTCGGATTACTGCGGTATCGAATGTAACAATTACAGGTGGTGGCGGCGGCAACGTCAGCGCGAATACGGCATACGCCTACGCTTGGTTTATCAGTTAAGAGGACAACATGAATCTCATACTCGACGCAACCACAAAATCGATTGTTGCCACAATGTCAGGGGCAGCGGCAACAAACAATCCTGATTTTACTGCCGCTTACGGCGACAACAACGGCACAAACTTTACAGAGGGTGCAAATGATGGCGCACTCAATGGCACAAGCGAAGTAACGCTTGTAGCGGCTCCAGCAGCCTCTACGCGACGTACCATTAAGTCGATTACTGTTGAAAACAAGGATACGGCTGCGGTTACGGTCACTATCAGCTACAACAATAACGGTACGTTACGAACACTTTACAAAGTGACATTAAATGTCGGTGACACTTGGACAACCGACGGCACGTTCGACACTTTTGGTTCGATGAAGCAGACAGGCTACGGCACGATGTCGCAGCAAAACTCGAACAGCGTGACCATTACCGGTGGAACAATTAACAGCGTCACGATTAACGCTGCAACATTAAGCAATGCCAACATAAGTGCGACAACATCGGCAAATGCGACGTTTGCGACTTCTAGTTTGCCGTTGGTTCCAGAGGGTTACATCACAATTAGCATTAACGGTACTAACAAGAAGATTCCTTACTACGGAGTGTAAATTGGAAGGCCAAATGTTATTCAATCTAGTCGTTGGCGTAGCAGCTTTTTTCGGGGGCTGGACGTTGAACAACATTACTCGGATGTTGAATCGTATTGACGATGACATTCGTGATTTGCCGCACGTTTACGTCAGCAAAGAAGATTACAAAACCGACATCAATGATATTAAAGGGATGTTGAGTAAGATTTTTGACAGATTAGAGCATAAGGCAGACAAGTAATGAACATGAACACGCTTTCAATGGTTGAGTTCGGTGATAACGACTCATTGAGCGAGTTTTTGTTTGAAAATGGGATGCAACACCGGCTATTTCAGCAGGTTTTGATGGATTCTAACTTTGTAGTGCCGATTTACCCCCTTATAGACGCTGAAATAAGCAACCTAGATGACTGGTTACAGGCTCATCAGGTCGAGCATCAGGCGTTTGCGGGGCTGTTAGATTTGAACAATCCGTTCAATTTGTTAGATGTTGACTTCAATAATGAGTCAGATTTTTACGACTGGTTAGCCAGCCATTTGTACATTCACGAACAAATCGTGGCTTCTTTAGGACTTTAAAAATGGTTTCCCCGTCCCAAAAAAAATCTGATTTTTCAGCACAGCAAACTCAAGCGTCATTACAAGGGTTGCAGCAAGAGTTGAACCCGATGTCTAACCCAAAGGTTGCGGAAGCAAAGCGGGTAGTCATGCAAATGATGCAAGAAACGGGGTTGTCAGCGCAGGATGTAAAAGAACTTGGGAACGCAGCAGACTTAGTTCTTTACAACAAAAATTTGTACCCAATGTTTTTAGAAAAGGTTCGAGAGCTGGGCCAAGAGGATGAGAGAGTATTTGGCCCTACCATCAATTATGGCGTACTCGCTATGTTAGCGACAGCCGCTAGACTAGTGTGATGGTGAAATCATGAGTTTAAAAAAATTAAAAAAAGCAGTAAGAAAAGCGGGTGACTTTCTTGTAGAGAATGCACCGGTGGTTGCTGCGGTAATAACCATTGTTTACCCACCTGCTGCCGTGGCGATTGGAAACGCTATGGGGCTGACTGGAACAGCCGCTGCTGCTGCGGGTGCGGCAACAATTAGCGCAGGTGTAACCGCATTAAATCCTAACGCTGAACCAATTGATATTGTGAGGGCTGGTGCTGCTGCTGGCGCTGGTACTTATGCTGGTGGTGTTGCTGGTCAAAAAGCTGGTGCGGCTGCTGGTGGAGGGGCAACAGGAAGGGTTGCGGGGGCTGTTGCTGGCGGCGGTGCGGGAACGACAACTAGCGCACTTGTTCAAGGCGTTAAACCAAGTGAAGCATTAAAAGAAGGTTTAAAAGGTGCAGCAATTGCTGGTTTGACGCAAACGGGTGTTGAGGGAGTTAGAGGGCTGTCAGCACAAGGCCCACAGCAAGCCGGTGAAGCAAGATTCCGGGCTCCGGCTCAAGGTGAATATCAAAGAGGCCAGCCGATTGCTAATGCGCCAACTGCAACCGGTGTTACTAATCGCGTACCCACAGGTGGTGGGCAAGGATTTGTCGGTGACACCAGTTCTCTTTACTCAACAAATTTGATTGCTAATCCAACAGAACTTGACCCTTTCAAGAGAAGATTGGCAGCGCCGGGGTCGCAATTTAGAGCAACTGAAACTGGCGTTCAACCTGCTTACCAAACGGGTGAGAGTTTAATTACGCCGTCAGGTATGCAATCGGGTTCGTCTGTTTACAGAGACAGACCTGATTTTGTGCCTCCTTCGTTGACAAGGCGCGAGGAAGACTTATTAAAAGAATCGTTGGGTGAAGCGTTTGGTTATTTGTTTAGAGGTCAGCCGCAAGAAGCGCCAGAGTCTCCGACGCAACTTGGGGCGACTAGACGTTTGGGAGCGCCGCTAACACAGGCTTCTCCCGGTTCACAAGCATTAGCACAAGCGTTACGAATTGGTGATGCTGGAGCGCCGGTATTTGGTGGCGAAAGAGAAGAAGGAAGAAGGTCAGGGTGGAACGTGGAATCGCTCCGCTACATGGGTAATTCGGAGGCTTAAATGGCAAAGCAAATTGCAAAACTGTTAAAGGCAAGCATTCAGGAAACAAGTGACCTGAAAGAGATAGCAAGAATGCTATCGAAAAAAGGTCGTGGTGGTGACACCATGCTTGCACACATTACGCCGAAAGAGGCTGCGCTTCTGAAGGAATCTGGTGGCGCAGGAACCGTCAACCCTGACACCGGCTTGTTAGAGTTTTATGATGACTTTGATTTTGATACAGGAAGTTACGGTCGCTCAAGTTCTTACTATACGCCTAGAGAAAGCAGTTCTGACTTAAGCACTTATTACAGAAGTCCGTCTGAAGATGTAATTGGAAACATTGCATCTTCTGCACCTCCTGATACTTACACACCCGCTGGTCAGTCTTACAATTTAATGCAGTTTGGCGCATCGCCTAATGTTCAAACGGGTGGTTATGAACAACCTGCTTACACGCCCGCTGGCGGCCCTGCTCTAGACCTGACGCAAATGGGTGGTGCGTATGACCCAAGAACCGGCGGCATGACCGGTTACGGAACCCCTTATACCTTTGAGGGAAGACCGTCCGCTTTCCCAATCAGCGAGGAAGCTCAAGCTATTTCACCGTTGATTTCGCCAGAAACAACACCGCCAACGCCTCCAAGTTTGGTTGATAGAGCATTGGTTGGGCCAGCAAAGAGTGCTTTTGAATATCTCAAAGAAAACGTAAGTCCTACTGAAGCCTTGAGATTAGGAACGGCAGCGTTCGGCGCTGTACAAGGCAGAAGGGCAATGCAAGAAGCGCAGCGTCAGCGTGAACAATCCGTTGCAGAGCAAAGAGCGTTAGGCGACCCATACAAGCAAATGGGTTCGGAGTTGCAGCGTCAAGCTCAATCCGGTGAAATGACTCCGCAGTCTGCACAGGCTTTCCAAGCCCTCCGCGCACAGTTGGCGCAGGGTGTTGAGACTAGGGGCGGTGTCGGCGCAGCGCAAGCACAGGCTCAACTAGAGATGTTCCGTAATAACTTGTTGCAAAACCAATTTAACTACGGTTTACAGGTGTCGCAGATTGGCGACCAAATTGCGTTGGGCGCTATTAGAACGGGTATGCAGCTTGATAGACAGTTGCTTGAAGCAAATCAAAACTTCTATACCAATCTTGCCGGATTTGCTGTTGGCGGTATACCACAAGGTCAACAAGGTAGGAGATTTTAATGGCTGAAGAAACCAAAGCGCTGACATCTAGGCCAAAGGCATTTAGTTTGCCAGCCGCACCTGAATTGGCTGGATTTAAGACGGAGTTGGGGCCGATTACCCCGGTTGCTGATTACGAAAAGGTTGCCGGAGAACTAAAAACCTCTAAAGACATCGGGGCTGAACAAACTCGGCAACTCGGCAGATTAGAACAGACAGAACAAGATATTGGCGCTGCACAGTTAGCGACACAGCAATTTAAAGCTGGCGCTGAAGCCGATATAGCGCGTCAGACCAGAGAAGGAGCGCAAGACATTGAGGCTGGCCTTGACACGATTCGTCAGCGTTTCCCGCATCCACAGTTTCATCCGACGCAAGAGAACGTG